TGCCAATATCCCTGCAATGAACAGAATCTTAAGGGAGAAATTTGTTGAGATTTACTCCGAAGATTGGATCGAGAAATTCATCGTGGATGTCAGAAGTCAGCTGACTGATGACAAAATGCTCACCAAGTTTAACGAGCTGGTGGCCGAGATGAGACCGGCAACTGGTACACTGGATATCAACTCTGTGGTTGATAGTCCTTACTTCTTTAATTAAGGAGGTTTAGAATGCTGTCAAATTCTGACAGAACCCTGTTTATTATAACTGCCGTTGCCGTCCTGCTCTTTGTGGTAGGCATCGTGGTTGGGCATCCACATGACAAACATCTCAGAGATTTGGGTACACTCCTGAATCCTGAGATGCTCCAGTGTGGTGGCTATATCGTCATGAAGTCTGAAAAAACTGGCCCGATCCTCGTCTACAAGAATGGACGTGTGCTCGGGCTCAACCAGCTGCACTATGAATACGTAAATGATTTTGATTGCAGCTACGAAGTGGTGGAGGTTTATAATGAGTGAGATCCGTCGAGAACCAAATGGTAAGTTCAGAAAACAAGAAGATGTTTATGACCTGCAGGATTCAGACCGGGAAAGCTTTGATGATCGAAGCTATTCTGATCTGGACATTGATCCCAGTGACATTTGGAATCATATAATCGATAACAATTTAACCGAGGAGGATGTATACGATGCCAGAGAAGACTAAAAATCTATTAAGTCCGGAGGCACCCACCAAATGGGTATTCCTGAACAAACCAGATACACGTCACGACAAGAATGGAAAGTACCGAGTCCATTTGATCTTTGATGCCGACGATGACTTTGTCAAAGAGTTGACCGTCCTTTCAGAATCCGAATACAAGAAACTGAAGGAAGGCCTGAAACCTGCTGCAAAGAAGAAAGTAAAATACAACGATCCCTTCCAGGAAGAATTGGATGATGAGGGAGAAGAGACCGGGAACGTACTGGTTCATTTCTTCACCAATGCCACCTTCAAAGACAAGAAATCAGATCGTGTGGTTCCTGTCAAACTGAAGGCCTTCGATGCTACCGGCAAACCGATCGTTCGGCTGCCTTCCATCGGCTCAGGCACGATCATGTCCATAGCCTACAATCCAAAGGCTCAGATCGTATCCAACGAGTTCTACCTGTCACTGTACCTGAATGCTTTCCAGATTCTGGACCTGACTGAGTACATGGCAAATGCTGAAAGCTACGGCTTTGGCACGACCGAAGGTGGCTATGAGGAACCTGCCACTGAGTTCGAACCTGATTCTCAGAACGATGAGGACGTAGACGAGTCTGAATTTTAAGACATGCCTCAAATCAAAGGATGGCAACACAACAAATCTGCTTACCGATCAGGCTTAGAGGTAGCTGTCGGTAAGCAGTGTCGTGTTGCTAAAGTGAAGGTTGAATATGAGGTCTACAAGATTCCCTTCATCCAACCCATGAAGAACAGGCATTACACACCTGACTTCATCCTGCCAAATGGCATCGTGATCGAGACCAAAGGTCAGTTCATATCTGGAGACAGACAGAAACACCTCTGGGTCCGTGATCAGTACCCTCTCATGGAACTTCGATTCGTGTTCAGTAATTCCCGAGCAAAGATATACAAGGGTGCTAAAACCTCTTGTGGGCAATGGGCAACCAAGTATGGCTTCAAGTATGCCGACAAGCTGATACCAAGGAGCTGGCTCACTGAGTCCGTCAACCAGGAATGGTTAGGACAGGTGGACAAGTTCATTAAGATTGGTAAGAAAGGATCTTAAAATGTTGAAATATATTTTGTCACTTTTACTGTTTTCACTTTTTGTAATTTTCTCCGGGTGCAGTTCGATTCCTGTACCGACCAAAGAGACATCTTACTTCCCTCAGATGCAGACCCAAGCTCAGGTACTGACAGCAAATCAGATACCTAATGTTGACTTGCTTGGTGCCTACACTGATGGCCAAGGATGGATCTACTTCTTAGGTTATGAAGGGAAGTGTTATGCCCTCCTGACTTGTGACTGTCATGAAACTCAAGAGATCAGTTGCCAGGAAGGGTACGACATCTACAGAGAGACCTGCAAGAAAGTGGGAAACTGTACGTAAACTATTGGTCAGTCCTTAATTGGGCTGGCCTTTTCCTATTTGAGGAGGAGACATGGAATACCCTTCACCACATGCAGTCAAGCATGCTACCTACATGCAGAGTTACTGGTGGCTGGATGGACTGCCACAAGCAAAGAATCAGATGGAACTGATTACTTTACTACTGATCTGGAAGAGATACAAACAACTACAAAAGGAGAACGGAGATGGGGAGTGATTTCATCGAGGGTGCATTTGTACCTATCAATAAGAGAAGACTAAGGTTAGATGCTTGTAAGCTGTATGGCTACAAAGCAGCTAAAATCAACGATCGGCTGGTACATGTTGCTCCTTATCGAAGTAGTGGAAGCATCACTGCTCAGCACATTCGATATGTAGATGAGAAGTACTTTGCATGGATCGGTCAGTACATGGAAACTCAAATGTTTGGTCAACACCTGTGGCAGTCCGGTGGTAAACGGTTAGTCATAGCAAAAGGTGAGATCGATTGTATCACTATAGCACAGGCATTCAATTTGAAGTGGCCTGTTGTTGCAGTGCCTGGATTGAATCAGGCAGAAAAATTCATCAAGAGACACCTGGAATTTGTCGATAGCTTTGATCAGATAGTATTAGCTTTCGATGAGACTGATGATGGACGTGCTGCTGCTGACACAGTAGGCACGATGTTCTCAGTCGGTAAAGTAAAAGTAATGAAGTACAACAACTACCATGATGCAAACGAAATGCTGCTGGAGAATGATGGAGGTGAGGTTGCCAACATGGTATTCCGAGCTGAAGATTACAGACCTGATGGCATTGTGTTTGGTGATGAGTTGTGGGAAGACATCGTAAAGAAACCACCGAGTGGGTTGGACCTGGACTTTCCAGTACTGAACACTCGGCTACATGGGATCAGACCTGAGAGATTGTACATGCTCACGGCTGGCTCCGGTATAGGAAAATCTACCCTGGCACATGAGATTGCCCGTATGCTGATGAAGAATCACAACCAGTCTGTTGGTGTGATGGCTCTCGAGGAGTCAAAAGCACGGCTGGCTCATCGTTACCTGGGAATGGAACTGAATAAGATCATTCATATGTCACACGATAGTGTCACGGAAGAAGAGCTGAAGGCTGCCTACGATGCAACCATCAACTCCAAGAAGTTCTGTTTGTATGATCACTGGGGAAGTTCACACATCGATAAGCTGATGGCTAAGCTGAGATACATGGCTGTTGGCCTCGGCATGCAGTGGATTATCCTGGATCATATCTCAATCGTGGTATCTGGATTGGATGAGGTTCATGAATCAGAACGTAAAACTATCGACAAACTTATGACAGGCATGAGGACTCTGATCAACGAGACTGGCCTGGGAATGATTGCCATCGTCCACCTCAAGAGAAAGGATGGCAAAGGGAAAACCTATAACGAAGGTGGAAAGGTTTCAATCACGGACTTGAGAGGGTCCGGCAGTTTAGAACAGCTGTCAGATTGTATCATCTCACTGGAACGTAACCAACAGGATGAAGACATCAAGAACTTTAGTCAGCTGAGACTGCTGAAGGACAGAGACCTGGGAGACACCGGTCTGTGTGATGTCCTGCAATACCATCCTGATACTGGTCGGCTGCTTGCATCTGATCATAACCCATTTGATATGGAGAAACAATCTCCGTTCGAAAAGAAGAAGGGAGGGTATGTAGAGAATGATGACTTTTGAAAAGATACGTAGACTGATCTGCCTACTGATCGGACATAACATCCAGATCGTAGCCAGTCACTCAGACATCTCACACATCTGGGGAGTTGGTGAGTGCTCAAGATGTAGGTACCACCGTTGCTTCACATATGAGGGCTCCAATGACAACAGCTGATTGGCCCGAATGGAAACAGAGAGCTGGCAAAGAAGTGTTTACATCCGAGGGAATTGTCCTTCGGATCAAGAGGGAGGAGACTAAAATGGAAACACATGTCCTGAAGATAATTCAGAACACATACCCAAGACATAAGCTTGCACCATTTGGAGAGGTTGGTGACAAGGTTCATTGGGAAGCCTTTCATGGCAACTACCATCTGACAAGAGACAGTGATGGTGAGACACTCTTCATGATTGGACCTATTGATAGGAATGGATTGATGTATTCCACCAAGCAACCACCTCAACTGACTGGCATCATAGCTCAGGTGAAATCCAGAGGATGGATCATGGAGGTGAGCAGTGGCCTGTCAAAGAAACATTACAACTAAGGAATGCTCGGACTGCCGGTATGCAGAGTATGATAGGGTGAGATATCCCTGCTGTCACTGCTGCCGAGCACGAAGGCTACTGGATTTTTATACTCACAACAGACTGTACAAAGAGGAGGAAGGATATGTTGAACCGAAACACTGTCATAAAATTAGCCAACTCGAAGTGGACGAAATGGTTGCCAGGAATGCTGCACGTTAGAGCTTACGAGGCTCAGGTAACCAGTCTGAACGGTGGGCTCCGTCAAATGTATGAGGAGAATGTCTCACTGATCGGGGAG